CAATTAACCGGGCTTGATTTACGTGGAAATATAGACCCCGATACTGGCTATCCCGAGCGTTGGTTAGGTTCAACAGGTAAAAAACCCAGTTCGGGAGATTTAGATCTCCAAGTCAGTCCTACGGAAATTTCTCCTGATCAATTAATAGCAGAACTAACACAATGGTGTAACAGTCATCAATTAGTTCCCAAAGAATATATAAAAAAAGGCGCTGATCAAATACACTTTAAAACTCCTATCACAGGAAATCCCAACAAAGGTTATGTTCAAACAGATTTTATGTTTATGGAAAACATGGAGATAGGAAGGTTTTTTATAACACATCCGGTTAATAGCAAATATAGTGCTGTTGATAGACACATTATGCTTAATAGCATTGCCAAAGCATCTGGATACAAAATTATAACTCGCAAAGGCTTAGTAGATCGTGCTACTAATCAAGTAGTATCAGCTGATCCAGATGAAATAGCCAAGTTAATGCTGAATAAACGTGCCACCCGTGATGACTTATACAGTGTGGAAACTATGTTACAGGCATTACAAGGTGATCCTAAACGTGAAGAAAAATTAGCAGATGCCAAGGCAAACTTTGCCAAAAGCGGAATTGAATTAGACGAATCTCGTGGCGAAAGTGATATACACTTTTTAGCTCGTTTAAGAGATCGTATAGTTAATCAAGGCATGACTAAACTAATTGAAGAAGTTGAAGGTGGCAAGGCTAAAGGCATAGAACACATAGAAGATTTAGTATTTAGACGTGGCAGTGCTGGAATAAGAGATGCGCTGTCAGTAGTAGAACATCTTAAGGATAACACAAAAACATCAACATCTGTAAAATGGGATGGTACACCAGCTATTATATTTGGAAGAGATGCCGCAGGAACATTTATTTTGACCGATGTCGCAGGAGCAACAGCTCGTGGATATAATGGAATGTTTACTAGTCCGCAACAAATTAGAAGTCATTTACAAAAAAGAGATGCCGAAGCTGCCGCACAAGGTAAATCTGCTAATCGCACTGCCAACTTGGCTCCTATTTACGAAAAAATTTGGCCTATGTTAGAAGCCGCGACTCCAGAAAATTTTAGAGGGTATATACAAGGAGATTTATTATATACATCTACTCCGCCTGAAATTAAAGGTGCTTATGTTTTTAAACCAAATATAGTTCAATATAATATACCGGCAGCTAGTCCGTTGGGACAACAAATAGGCACTAGCGAAGTAGGTATAGCCATACATACACGATTTAAAGAACCAGGTGGTCCAAAAGAGCCTTTGGGTAATGTAAAATTAAATCCTGTACCTGGGTTATTATTAATAGAACCCATTCGCCCTAGTGAAAATGTACAGCCAACCGACAATAAACTAGTAAAACAGTTAAAAACATTATTAAGCCAACACGGAAAAGATATAGACACACTATTCAATCCAGCTGAACTTAGACAACTACAAATTACAGACTTACCAAAACTCTGTGTAGATTACATTAACAGTTTAATCGGCAATGTTAATATCACTAATTTTGATATTAATCAGTTAGTCCCTGGATTCGCAGAATGGTTAAAAACTAAAGTTACACCACGCAAATATAATAATATTGTTGAATATTTTCAAAGCCCACGAAGCAATATACAAGGCTTATCCGCGGCTTTTTCAGCTTTTGTATTATTACATGATATCAAAACTGACTTATTGCGTCAACTAGATTTACAGCATCCAGGGCAAGAAGGATGGGTCATAACCATCCCAGGCGGGACAGTTAAATTTGTCAATAGATTTGACTTTACACGTGCTACCAAACAGCCCAAAATATAATATACCAAACTCCTTGTTTTTACCAGTTTAACTAAATAAATGCAGAACCGAAAGGTTCATATATATAAGGAGATTTAACATGGCATTTATTCCATTAGTAAACGGCGGATCACAACCAGTATTCGCAACTGATACCCTAAACGGTCCTCAGTTATCAGCAAACACAGCATATAGCCCAGCTGGTACACCAGTTAACTTTGCTGGCCCTAAATTAGACTTTTTTGGCATTGGTTTAGGTAACTCAGCTTTTAACCAAGCTGGTGTTAATGGCGCAGTTCAACAGATTCTTCAACAGATTCAACAAACTGCGACAGTAGCAATTTATCAAGTTGACAACACAAACAATACAGTTGACATGAGCGTTGCTATATACCCAACAGGTGCTTACACAGCTACTACATTACAAGCCGCTATTCAAGGTTTGGGCAATATCTATAATAGCTCTGCTAATACATATTGCAACGTAGCAGCCGCTACAGTTACAAACGTTGGATTCCGTTTGGCATCTACAGCAACATCAGCAAGTTAATTTTAAAGACAACTTTAAATACAAAAACCCACTTTGGTGGGTTTTTTGTTGACTTTAGTTTAGACTGGCAGTATAATGGGTTAAATATTCACACTATGACAGTTAAAACAATTACAGAGATAACAATTTTTGAAAGTCCAGACGGTGGTAAAACCGTATATGCCCGTAGACCTGGAGAAAAGGCTAGAGAGTTACATCTTAGAGATCCTTTGTTAGAAGAAGAATTAGCAGATATAGAACGACAAAAAAGATGGATGGAAATTTATAATGCCCGAGAATCTATCAGCGCATTAAAAGAAATCTGCGAACAAGCCGAAGTTTTATACGAGCTATCTAAAAAAACTAAATGAGATTTTCCTGCGAAACTTTCTTTGACATCACAGCCACCGGCGTTGTTGGGCACTACAAGTCCTCACGAATACCATTTTTAGACATGGCAGGTAAACACATAGTTGATGAAAAAAGTTGGAGTTTGTCTAGAAATCGTCAAAGAAATTGGGAAACCATAACACAATTAATAGGCATGCGCTCACAGATATTTGAAATCACAGTTCCAGAAAAACGAGAAAACTTGTGGTATTTTGAATTTGAAGTAGAAACTCCGGATGTGTTTGGTCCACCGGACAATCCAGTAAGTACGTTAATAACAGATTGTGACTCAGTGCCTATGCTTATTGGACTCGATAATGTAGAAGATTTACCTGGAATATTGATTACAACAGGTGTTAAACAAAATACATGGTTTCGTAAAATTGAATAAATATACTGTTAGGAAAATACCATGATCGAAGCCACTGATATTGAGAAAAAAAGTTTAGAAGCACACGTAGAATTATGTGCTGAACGCTACAATAAATTAGAAGACAAAATGTCTAATATGGCCGCAAACATCGCACACTTATGCGAAATGGTTGTTGAAGTTAAAGATAGTGTTTCTGCTATGGCTAATAAACGATCAGATCAATTAATTGCTTGGGGTATAGGCATTATAGGAACTTTACTTAGTATTATAGGATACTTAGTAATGCACTACGCAATAAAATGACCGAAGATAAAGAATTTAAACGTGTAATTCATGACGAATTCCGTAACACAATCCCCAATCTTATATGGCAAGAAGACGACGGATCATATGAAGTATTTTACAAATATCGTATAATACCTGAAAAACCAGGATTTCGTGTATTCTGTTCCGCATCAGATATAGGTGTATTTTCAAGTACAAGAACAGCATTAAGTTGGTGTATAGCAGACAAATATAAAAATTACAATTTAGCAAGAAATATTTTAACTTTAGATAGTAAATTAACCTCATTAATTAATGACATCAATGTTCGTGCTAAAATAGGAGATAAAAGTAATCAACCGCTGTTTCGAGAAACTATAGGAACTAAATTAGAAACTAAAATTATTCACAAGAAAAAATTAGAAAATGAATTAGTGATTTGTGTCAATCGAGCTAAATACTTACAACAACAAGGATTTAATAATGAAACTGTTCGAACTGTCCGCACATACCCCTTCAAAGCAAGCCGCTAAAGTCTTTGAAAGTTACTTTGGAGATACTATCAATGTCGATATTATTTCCCCCAAACAAGCACGTACAATGTTAACTAAAGTACGTAAATTAGTTAACGAGCATCGTCAAACTCGAGAATTTCACTTTAGTGAGCAAAACCCAACATACTTAAAATTAATGATGATGGAACGTGTATTGGCAACTAAAGTAAAAGAAACATCTACTGTACCAGTCGGAGCTGCCGCCGGAGCAGATCAAAACGTAGCACTTCAGAAAAAAAATATGGTTCAACCAAATCCTACTGTGGCTGCTGGGCAAATGGCGGCACAAAAAAAGAAGGCTGCTCAACCTAATAGCATAGCCGGACAAACAGCTGACAATACTAATATAGTTCCTGGAAAAACAAATCCAACTATTGCCGAACAAAAACGTTTGGCACAAATTGCATTAACTACGGAAAATAAAAAATTGAGACACAGTTTATATCACTTATTACGCGAAAGCGAAGTTCAACAAGCTCAGGTAGTACTAGCCGCACAAGACATGGTAGACAATGTTCAAAAAATGTTAGAGCAAGTTACCAGTATGCAGTTTAAAGATTTGCCAGCACTTGTTGATCAAATTAAAAATCAAATTGGTGTTGATCAAGCTATGCAGTTTAATACTGATGCTACAGCCGCATTAGCAGGCTTAGTACAAAACCTACAACAATCCAAACAACAAATGGATGCCGCATTAGGCACTGTTACAGGTCAGGCAGCTCCTGCTATTCCAGGTATGGACGATGATGGAATGGGCGGAGAAATTCCTGATGAAACAATGCCCGGCGAAGAAGGAATGGCACCAGGTATAGAAGAACCTGAAGAGCCAGAAGCTCCTGAAATGGGTGGTGCTGGTTTAGGCCGCGCCAAAAGATAATGTTAATTTTTGAAGTTGAAAGTTCCGGAAAAAATAATTCCGGAAAACTACTAGCACTGAGTAAATTTTTATCTGGACGTGCTGATGATACCAATGCCAAAAAACAAATTGCTACTCAGGCGTTCATAAATTTAGCAAACAGTCTCGGAGTAAATATTACCGAAGATACATTGGGTGATTTAATAGCTCAAGAACCATTGTCAAATATATTAGAACCATACCAACCAAACTCTAATGTTGTGAGATTTAAAGGAAACGACGAGCCTTCTAACACTGACATGAACGCAGATCAAGCTGAACAAATAGTAAGTCAAAACGCCAAAGCCGCCATGAAACGTGGCATGTCTAAATAATCAAAATACTTGACATTCAACTAGACACATAGTATACTAAATATTACTACTAATTAAACCTGATACTTTTGGTAATTAAGGAGACGTAATATGAAAAATAAATTAATTTTTACACTAGTAATTGGCACTATTTTATTTGTTAGTATACCTAACTCCGAAGCTCACTGGCGAGGTGGCTGTTGTTATCGTGGCGGATGGGTAGCACCTGCTTTGATCGGGGGAGTAATTGGATATGAATTAGCGCAACCAAGATATTATACGCCGCCTCCTGTGTATT